CAGTCCCGACACCACTGCCCCGAGAAACACACAGCGCACCCACAAGAGCCCCGCCAACCGAATAGCCCCCGCGCAAAGCGAAGAGAACGCCCGAACCGGCGAACCAATAACCGTCACAATACTTTGAAGTGCTTGAAGCATAACTATTGTTTGCTTCTTTCGCATACATACCGCCGACATCAAATACCATTTGAGAAATATATTGTCCCGAAGCACCCGTAGCACTACCACCCGATACTGTACGATAGCCTGTGCCGTCTGTGCTGAAGTTGTCGGTTGTAGACCCATCTTCCTGCCCGTAACAGAGTTTGATTTTAAGTGTATTACTCGATAGGATGTCGCCCCTATATCTTTGCCACTGGAAACCCCACCAGTTCTCAATACCGAACACTTTGACCGCATTTGTATATGTGGTAGCCGTTCCATTATTTGTTCCGTAGAACAGCCCTTTAGCATTGTGTACGCCTGTTGGGAAAGAATTATTCACAGAATCATCACCACTTATATGCAAGCCTTCCCCAAATACTGCCTGTGTATTTGTACTCTTTCCAATGAGCAGGAGCAAAAAATTGACAAGCATAATCTGTCCTGCGTGTTCTGTGCTCCATCCATTCCCGTTTGCCTCTGCATAACTGATTTCAGTTGTGCCACTTAATGATTTTGTCTTTGCTGTGGTCTGCCCGGAGAGTGACCGCAATTTACTATCTACCGTACTACTGTTGTATGCGGACAAGTAGAGGTGGTTTTTGTGCGTTTTCTGATAATTGATATAGGCATAGTCTTTATAATCATCATCCAATTTGAGGTTGGAAATATAAATACTTGCGCTTGTGTTATCACCACTATCCGGCACAACTTTAAGCCATATCTTCGGAAACTCTACCATAACATTTGCATTTGCAAGTGTACCGCCAATGTCCACCGTGTACCCGTCAATGTCTTTGGTGTAATCGTCCTTGTCAAGGTATTTTATAACTGTTCCATCTGTACCAAGTACGCAAGGTCTGATGCCTTGAATAAACCAAGCATTTTCCCATGAACCATAGTCAAACTTATCAGTTGAGTAGTCCATGTGAGCAGGCGTGTAATTTGCGTTATCGCAATCGGACAGATATGTTACCATTTCAGACGGTACAGATTTACTACCGTCAATGTGGAATCCATACTTCTCAATGCCAAGTATGGAGATTGCATTCCCACTGCGAGCATGAATAGGCCTGATATTTTCTGACGACGGTGTACCACTACCATCTTGATACCCTTGTATCTCTGTTACGCACTTAACAATCGGAGCGTCTGCTCCATCACTAAATTCTACGGGATTGCCAGTAACTTCTTTCACCACAGATGGATCGGGAAGTGTGCCATTTTTCCATGTATCGTCCGAATCATCGTATAACAGCGCCTGCCCGTCTGTCGGGCTTGTAATCTCCACATCGTCAAGATCTGAGAGTGCGCTTGCACCACCGCCGCCCATCTCTGCCGCCGTGGTAGGTTCAACCTTGCTAGCGTCCCAAGCCCCAGCCGCCTTGTCAGCCGTAAATACATACAGTTCACCAAGGTAAACAACCGGGTTCCCAGTTACATACGCCTTTGTCGAATCGAACGCCGGGCCGATCATGTTTCTGTTCTGATGAATCAGATTATCCACGCTATCGCTGTTGTCGTTAATATCTGCAATATCTGCCGTGTCCCCGTACTGGGGTTTTTTAAGGCTAAAATTATTTGTGTACTGCATTTCTTCTCCTTAAACTTGCAACCTACTTACAACTTATTTGCAACCTACTTGCAACTTACCATCCATAGTCGTCAACTACATTCTGCCAAGTTCCAAGCTCTTTCACATCGCCCCAAGTAAGCCTGAGTAGCGGCTCCTTGTTGATATATACGGAATCCTTGTAATGGATAATAAGCGGCTCCGTCGTAAACTCGACAGGTACAATGCTGTCCTCAATCTCAATAACAATCGGAGTAATACCGCGGATTTCACATTCATCTTGATAGGCCGCAACTTCCATCTCGTTAGCAAGCACAATTTCTCCGATGTTGTCCTCGCATTCAATCCAGCCGTCCCAAACGGTGCTAGCAACAAGGCCTTGTCCAGAAATAACTGCGTTAAGGTTTGCCCGTCCGATCTTTGTCACTCCACCCTCAGAATTGATCCGCACCTTGAAGGTATTTATCGCAGCTTCCTGGATCGGAATCAGATAGAGCAGATGGAGCAGGTGCTTGCCTTCTATCCATGTCTCTACCGGCTTGTAATCAAGTTCTGTGTTATTCCAGAGGTACTTAATGTTATTGACTATACTCTCAACATCCTGCTCCTCAATCTCCGCTTCAAGCGCTATCTCTGTCTGGAAAGTCACGAGCGTCTGTTTTGAGCTGCCGAAACGGATAGATATAATCTCCTGATAATCATCCCGTATCTCGTATTCTTCGGCATTAGTGTAGGTATAATACTGCACCTCGTTTGCAGTGCTCTTGCTCATTAATCCGGCGAGCGCTTTGTCCTCTTTCGTCTGTGCGCCATTGAGTGCCGGATTTGCGCCATATCCGTCCAGCATATACACATCATGATAGTCATACTCATACGACATCATGCAACCGGTCCGGTCTCCACCTATCCCGTCCGGGAAGGTCAGCACATCGCCAAGGTCATAAGCAGGACATCCGCAACGGTCCACACTAAAAGGCGTGTATGCAATCTGTGTCAGCGCTTCCAGTATGTTACCAAGCGCCGTGAGAGTGTTTCCGGTCTGCAAAAAAGGGTTAGCGCCCAGATCATAAGTGAGCGCATCGTCCTCCATAGTCCTGGCGTAATCTTTGTAGCCGTTATCAAGTCTCGTCACACTCACCGCCGAGTATCTGGTCTCATAGTCAGAAAAAGAGGATCCTTCCCACCTCGCTGATCCGTCTATCTCATCCACTGCTTCCGTGCCGTAAGAACGAAAAATAACCTTGCCATCTCTCGTTGCTGTAGCAAAACAGCACATGAGCTGAGCAAGCCAGAATAACAGATCTCTGTATGTGCTTATATCGTTCTCAGAATACAGAGCAAAAGCAGTATTCCCGTTGGGCAATGCTTGTATTTCCTGCTCCGTCTGAGCAAACTGCACACCGGTTTTCTGCGTGATATATGCCATGTAGTCCCACGGCTTGCCGGTCGAAGCCGCGCCTATCCAATCCTTGTCGAGATAGTCGAGCACATCATAGGCAACGACATAAACGCCGGTCTCTTGGTGCAAGGCTTCCACCACATGGAAGATCCCGAGCGGCACACTTTCCCATGTTGTAGAACCAACTTTGAGTTCTTCGGAAATTGTAATCGTCTGCCCCATCCATTCTCCGGTGAGGTTGATCCCGCGAAAAACGCATGTCATTTCGCCAATATATACCGATCCGAGCTCCAACTCCGTACCGCTGGAGCACTGATTATCAATTTTGAGCGTGCCGGAGACAATATTGGCATCTGTAAAGCTGATCGTGCCGATCGTCCCCGTGATCCGTCTCTCCTTAATCGGTTTCCCGATTGCGGTCTTATAGGCCGCGCTTACTGGATACATCAGAACTCCTCCAGCGTAAAGCTGATCGTGTAAAGGCCCATACTCTCCGTGCTACGGTCGGAGTATTGCTCCATGCTCTCCGAGTAATCCTCTATGCGCATGGTTTTTGTCTCGTAGGCCTTTGTCCGTTTATTGTAGAGCTGCACCTGGATGGAAGCTTGAGCCCGGAAACCCTCAAAGATTGCCGCCCATCTATCATTTACCAGATATGTGCACGCCACAGAGGTCTTTTCATCACGGACCAGCTCTACATCATCGTGTCCGTCCTCTGTCTTGTTGACAATGGACACTTTGTCATCACTCCGGTCAAAAACAGATGGATAGAAGGGGATTGTCGTGCTATCGAATATCATTGGAAACTGATTTTTAAGCATGTTTACCTCCCTCCTGATCGTTTAGCACTTGCCGTAGCAGTGGAATTATTCACAGTGGAAACTCTCACGCCATTGACATAGACATTGGTTGTCCCACCGGAGCCGCCGCCTGTGGTAACTTTGCTCGATTGCTTTCCGAGCGCTCTCTGTCTGTTCTGCTCAAGCTTTCGATTTACTTCAGCCTCCGTAGTTCCTAAGCGCTGATATGTCTCATTTCGTCCCTTAGCCGCTGCCGTCTCTGCATCGTCTATCGCTCCGAGAATCGCCTCAACTGCTGCATCTGCCATTTCCGAAATCTCCTGCCAGATACTTGCCGCAAAACCTTTAAGGTCTTCCCATAATCCTTTCAATTTCTCGCTCAAGTTTCCCCAATCTCCAAAGATAACATCACAGACAGTGCTCACAATCCCTCCGATTGCCTCAAAAGCAGGCCCAAGCAAATTATTGAGCAATCCACCGATTACCTCGATTGCAGGGCCGAGAATCGTGCTCAGCGTGTCACCTACGCCCTTAAACAGATCCGTGAGGGGCTTGAGTATCTCCCCAATCAACTGGAGTAGGGGCTTGATTAACTGGATCACCAGATCAAGGACCGGTTTGAGGATATCCACTACCGCTTTAAGGATCGGCGTGAGCATATTTACAAGGTCAACCAGTACCGGCATAATCGCTTGTACCAATTCCACAAGCGGAGGGATCAGTGTTCCGAGCAATTCCACAACCACCGGCAATATTGCCTTAACAATATCCATGAGCGGAGTGAGCAGACCGGTAAGCAGATCAAGGAGCGGAGGAAGTACCTGTTCTCCCAGATCTACGAGCACCGGAAAGATCGCATCCATGAAGTTTTCAAGCGCCGGAGCGATCCGGTCAAACATGCTCTGGAATTTCGGCATAAACTTTAAGATTTGGTCGGAGAATTTCTGCACAACCGGAGTGAGTGCGGTCCCGAGCTGGTTTCCCATAGCCTTGAAAGAGGCTTTCACATCGTCCATGGTGTCTTTTAGCTTAACTCCGGCATCCACCGCCTCATCAGACATAACAAGCCCAAGATCATGCGACTTTTGCGTGAGGTTTTTAATGGATTCTGCCCCGCTATTCAATAGTGGAGCGAGTTCTGTGCCACTCTTCCCGAGCAATTCCGTTGCCAGCTTCGCACGGTCCGCACCTTCGCCCATATTTGCAAGAGCTAAGATGGTATCATAGAGCACATCCTCTTGATCTCTAAGCTTTCCGGTGCTGTCTGTCGCGGAAACTCCGAGCTTTCCAAGTGCCGTCTTAGTCTTATCCGTTGCACTTTGGTTCTTGAGCATCTCAGAATTAAGCTTTTTCATGCCGGTTTGGAGTGTATTTACATCCATTCCATTCCGGTCCATGACATACTTCCACTCTTGATATGCTTTTTTTGAGATCCCGATTTTCTGCGAAGTCTTGTCTATCTCATCCGCATACTCCGAACTGCTTGTGGCGAGCTTTGTAACAGCTCCTGCCGCCGCCGTAGCCGCAGTGACAATCGCACCGGCGGCCTTAGCAGCTATCTCCATTCCTTTTCCAACATTTTCAAGCGCTCCCTTGAGCTTATCGAAGCGTTTAGCCTCGGAAGCATTGTCGAGAGCCTTGTCTGTCTCTTTTGCCTCCGTTTCCAGCTTATTCATCTCCGCAGCGGTCTTCGCTACCTCTGCCTGGAGCGCATCATACTGGCTCTTTGTGATTGTCCCATCTTCCAGAGCCTTTGCAGCATCCTCAGCGGCCTTCTTCTCGAGCTCCAATTTCTCTTTTGTCTGCTCGATTGCCGTGTTGAGGATGTCCTGTTTCTTCTTTAAGGCATCGACATTCCCTGGATCCAGTTTGAGCGCTTGATCTACGGTTTTAAGTGATTTCTGAGTAAGTGATAACTCCTTATTGACATCACCAAGCGATTTCACAAGTCCGGAAGTATTACCTTCTATCTCAATTGTAATTCCTTTGATCGTGCCTCTTACCATCTATCTATTACCTCATCAGTGCCTCGATATCCGCCATCGTTGCCTTGAGCGGATATTCGTAATTGTCGTTTTCTCTTTCGATAATCATGTCAACCAATTCACCCTCAGTAATACAAAACATTTCCTCGATGGAGAGGTTGAGTGATTTCGCTCTGAGCATCAGTAAGCCAACCGTAGTCTCCCTTACGGTCGGCCTGCTCAGTTTTTTGGTGTTGTGTGTGTTTCTGCTCCTTTTGCATACTCCTCAGCGAAAGCCGAGACCGCCGCAGGAGAGATAAAAGCGTTCATGGAGAAGTCCATGAGCCATTCAATGTAGTCCATCTCCGTCTTTTTGAAAATCTCGGCAATTGTCACGCCGTTTCCGCACTGATACATTAAATTCCAGACAAAAAACACACGCGGAAAGATATCCTGGACGATGGACGGGTGCTCCTGCGCCCCTCTGATCGAATCCACATCGTTATAAAAATTGCGGTTAAAAATCCGCTGATATACCATGCCCGTTGCGGAGTTAGAGTGCAATTTCAGCACGCCTTCTTCGCCGCCGGACATAATCACTTTCATCTCTGTCATAGTTTCTCTCCTTATTTTTGAAAATAGGCCGAGGAGACAATGTTTCCCCGGCCTTATGAATTACTACTCAACAATAACTGTTGCGGTGTCTGTATAGGTTACTCCGTCAACCGTAATGCTTGCAGTGATCGTAGCACTACCAGCGCCCTCACCAGTAACAACTCCAGCCGCTACGGAAGCAACGGAAGTGTTGCTGGAGGCCCATGTTACTGTCTGGCCTGCCGGAACGACAGCCGCCTCAAGAGTAAATGTTGCTTCATCAGCAACGGTAAACGCATGAGTTGACAGCTCGATGGACGGAACCGGTGAAGCACCACCCGCATATACTGCGGAATACCATCCAGCATAAGCAGCGCTTCCCTTGTCAACATAGTCCTTAACCTTCTGATCGTCCGGTCTCGGAGTGACGATGAG